CTTTCATTAGAAGAGCTACAACAATGAAATTCGAAGACATTCGAGTACCACCCGTTGTACCTTTCTGTAAAAGTGTAACAAGTATAAAATCACGAACTAAAACTAGAGCTATATGGTGTTTACCTGCTGTTATCACTTTAATTGAATCAAAATATGGCACCCCACTTTATCATTTGTTGCTTAAGAATAGGCAGTTCTACAATTTACCTTTGATGCATGGCGTTGGAGCATTGGGAGCTGTCCGAAATTTCTTGGCTTCAATTCAAGAAGGTGAAGGTGTTATGACTGATGATTGGGTTAAAGGAGATCAACAGATGCCACCGTGGTTAATAGATATGGCTTTTGATATTTTAGAAGAAATGATAGATTTTCGTCAGTTCAATGACAAATGGATTACTCCAGAACAACAAGACGAAAACTATCGTGAATGGAGGTATGTTAGATGGTATTTTAAGAATACTCCAATTGTACTTGGCGATCACCTTTATCGTAAGGCTGGTGGAATACCGAGTGGTTCATTGTTTACTTTACTTGTCTGGAGCATGTGCTCTTCTTTGAAGAATTGTTTTTTAGCACGTTTCGTTGAGAATAGACAGCTTGTTCGAACTGATTTTCTCGTTTGTGGTGATGATTCGATACGTAGAGTCAAACAACCGAACATGACCGTGAACAAATATAAACGCGTGTTAATGAAGTGTGGCCTATTGATTCACAACCCTCCAAAGTCACAATTACGTTACCATCCCGATCACATGAATACTATTACTTTATCAACATCTTTTGCTCAGAAGAATGCTTATCTGCGAGATAGAGAGGACACTTTGGCACGGTGTATTTATCCAAGTAGATGGGTGTCCTCACGTGAGGAAAGTGCCGCTAGGGTGTTGTTTTTGGCAATGTCCTTGTTTAAAACAGATCCTGTTTTGGTGGATTTCGCTGATTATTATTTGAAAACTGCGTTTTTAAATTTAAAGAAGCCTATCTTTTCAGACAGGGATCTGAATAAGTACTTTCGTTATGTTTTGGATGTCCCCTGGCTAGTATTTCCTGCAGTTACAACGCTGGGTGATGTTCTTAAAGCTTACTCTTCATGGGAGAAATGGGTATTGGTCCTCAATAGGTTATAATACATAAGGG